AATGATGCCTAAGAAAGAGTTTTCAAAGCTCTATCCTGACGCAGCAGTTGATGGCGGCACATCGTTCACGCAGCGTGGCACAGGTGATAGTCAGTCTGAATGGATTACCAAAGAGGATATTCGTATTGCTGAATACTTCTACACGGTGCGCGAAAAAGCCACTTTGTATCAGTTAAGCGATGGTTCTAGTACCTTTGCTGAAGACAAAGACTTCTTTGCTCGTTTGCAAATGGCTGGCATTGTGGTTGTGGATAAGCGCCCTTCTTACAAGAAAACCATCAAGTATTGCAAGCTGACAGCCAACGAAATCATTGAAGAAGGCACTTGGGCTGGTAAGTACATTCCAATCATTCCTGTTTACGCTCGTCACATCGTAATTTTCTACAAGCGCAAGAAGTTTGGCATGATTCGTTACGCCAAAGACCCACAGCGTATGTATAACTTCTGGCAAACATCTATTACCGAAGGCGTTGCACTAGCTCCAAAGGCTAAGTGGCTGATTGCCGAAGGTCAAGATGAAGGCCATGAAAGCGATTGGGCTAACGCCAACATCAAGTCTTTCCCGCTGTTGCGCTACAAGCAGACAGACATTGAGGGCAGACAAGCGCCACCTCCACAGAGATTGCAACCAGAGCCACCGCCTGCGGGGACTATGGCCGCGGCTGGCATGGTGTCAGACGACATTAAAGCCATTATGGGTATCTTTGACCCTGCCCAACTAGGTCAAGGCAACATCTCTGGCAAGGCGCTGAACGGACAACAACAGCAAGTTGACCTAACCAACTACGACTATTACGACAACCTGACCCGTTCTATTGCTCATGTGGGCAAGATATGTCTAGACTTAATCCCCAAGATTTACGACACCCAACGGGTTCTGCGAATCATTGGTGAGGATGGCAAGCCAGATATGTTGAACATCAACCAACGCGATGCCGTGGGTAATATCCTGAACGACACATCCATCGGTCAATACGATGTGGTGATGGAGACAGGGCCAGGCTACAACAGCAAGCGCCAAGAGGCAGTCGAAGCCATGATGCCTCTACTTGCCAAGCCAGAATTGTTCAACATTGCTGGTGACTTGGTGTTCCGTAACATGGACTTCCCAGGCGCTGACATCATTGCCGACCGCCTTGCCGCGTCTAACCCATTGGCTCAAATTGACGAGAAATCAGATATTCCGCCACAAGTACAAATGCAAATGGCGCAGGCTAAGAAACAAATGGCAGATATGCAACAGCAAATGGAAGCCATGCAGATTCTTATTAAACAGCGTGGTGACATTGAGCAAGTCAAGCAAGACAACGAGACTAAGCGCGAATTGCTACGCCAGACCGCCAAGGCACATAACACCGAAACAATGGCAGAAGTTAAGGTCAACGACCAGAACACACGCGCCATCACCTCGCAAAACAAGATTGAGATTGAGGCTATTACGGACTTGCTGTTGCACCACATGGACACAGCCCGTTTAAACGCTGAGATTGACAAACGAAACGCTGAACAAAATCAAGCCATGAGGTTTGCCGAACAAGACATTAGTCAAGGCGGCAATCCTTTGACACAGCAATAAATTAGTGGTAAATTTGCCACCAAACCTTACCAGTTAGGTTAACTGGGTAAATCCGTAGGGACACGTAATGTCTGACAAAGAAGCGGGTCAAGTTTTGACCAGCGAAAACTCGGCAGAGTTTTATGCAAATAGATTAGGTTTAGCCAATCAACCCGAAGTTGAGGCTGTGCAAACAGAGCCAACAGAGGAAGTAGAACGGAGTGAACCAGAAATCGAGGAAAAAGAGCAAGAGGAAAAGCCAAAAAGCAATCCGAAACTCGAAAGACGATTTTCTGAGATAACCAAGCAACGTGAAGAAGCGCGTAAAGAAGCGCAACAAGAACGCCAAGCAAGGGAAGCCTTAGAAGCCCGTTTAGCGGCTCTTGAGAGACAGCCAGCGCCACAAGCGCCTAAAGTCGATGAAGAGCCACAACCCAGTCAGTTCAACGATGCGTTTGAATATGCCAAAGCCCTAGCAGAGTACACAGCAGACAAGCGAATCGCTGAAATGAAGCAAGACGAAGCCAAAGCCAAGGCTGAAGCAGAACGCCAAAAGGTCATTGACCAGTGGGCTAGTAAGGTTCAGAAAGCCAAAGCAGACTTGCCAGATTTTGATGACATTGTTGCGTCTAGTGATGTAGTCGTAAATGACGACATTCGTGATGCGATTCTTGAGAGCGATGTAGGGCCACAAATCCTCTACCATCTGGCTGAGAATGACGATGTAGCAAAGAAAATCGCAGGGTTGTCACCTAAACAAGCGTTAAGAGAGATAGGAAAGTTAGAGGCAAGGTTTGAGGTAAAGGAAACAAAGCCAGAAGCCGCACCTGTTGTTCGCAGTAAAGCACCAGCGCCAATCCAACCGCTGAGAGGGTCTAGCCCTGCTGATGTACCGCTATCTTCTAACGGAGAATGGCATGGAACATTTCAAGCATGGAAAGAGGCTCGCAAGGCTGGAAAGATTCGCTAAACCTAATCTTTTTTAAACTTTTTAAGGAAATGAAATGGCTAATAATTTATTGACCATCTCCAAGATTACCAACGAAGCGTTGATGGTCCTGGAAAACGAGTTGACATTTACATCGGAGGTCGACCGCAACTATGATGACCAGTTCGCGGTTGTCGGTGCAAAGATTGGTAACACAGTCAATGTACGGAAACCTGGTCGCTTTATTGGCACTACGGGTCCTGCGTTGAATGTTGAAGACTTTAACGAGACTTCTGTCCCTGTTACTTTGTCTACCCAATTTCACGTGGACACCCAATTTACCACCCAGGACTTAGCACTTTCGCTTGATATGTTCAGCGACCGAGTGTTGAAGCCTGCCGTGGCCGCCATTGCCAACAAGATTGACCGCGATGGTATGTCTATGGCTACCTTGCAAACCGCCAACATCGTTGGTACTGCTGGTACACCTCCAACTGGTTTGATTACCTATTTGACCGCTGGCGCATACTTGGACAGCGAAGGCGCACCACGCGATGGTCGCCGTTCATGTATCGTTGAACCCTTCACATCTGCAACTATTGTTGACAGTTTGAAAGGTTTGTTCGTACCTCAAGAAGCCATTGGCGAACAATATCGCAAAGGACTTATGGGGCGCGACAGCGGCGGGATGAACTGGAAACTTGACCAAAACGTCGTTGCTCAAACCTTTGGTAACAACAGCACCACTACTGTGACTGCTTCTGTCGCTACTACTACTGCTACTGGCTTCCTGACCTCTGGTTGGGCATCTTCTAGCACTATTACTGTGACTGCCGCAAACACAGGCACTTTGAACCTCAACGCTGGTGACACCTTCACTATCGCTGGCGTTTACGCTGTCAACCCACAAAACCGCCAAGCCTATGGTTCTAACAAGTTGCGTAACTTCGTTGTTAAGCAAACTGTTGCTATTGCTTCTGGTTCTTCTGGCTCTGTGATTGTGTCTCCTGCTGTGATTACTGCTGGTCAGTTCCAGAATGTGTCTATTCCTAGCACTTCTGCTTCTGCCGCTGTGACTCAGTTCAACAGCACAGGCGTGGTTTCTCCACAAAACATCATCATGCACCGCAATGCGTTCACACTCGCTGTGGCCGACCTTGAGTTGCCAGAAGGTGTCCATTTTGCTGGTCGTGCAAGCGACAAGGAAATCGGTCTGTCAATGCGTGTTGTCCGCCAATACACCATCAACAACGATAGTATTCCTACTCGTTTAGATGTGTTGTACGGATGGGCGCCGCTCTACCCAGAATTGGCGTGCAGGGTGGCGGCATAACTTGTCGTGTTCCAGCGTATAATGACTAAATCATGGACGCTTTTTACACTTACAGCCATTCAAAGCCAAACGGCTCTATTTTCTACATCGGTAAAGGTGTAGGAGATAGGGCTTGGCAAAAGGACAATCGCAATCCTCATTGGCATCGTACTGTTGACAAATACGGCTACAAAGTAGAAGTATTAGCAAAGTGGGATAAAGAAGAAGATGCGTTTGAACATGAAAAGTTTTTAATTTCTTGTTTTAAGGATATGGGTATTAAATTGGTCAATTTGACCAATGGTGGCGAAGGTTCTGCTGGTTATCGGTGGACTGATGAGCAAAAGGCAAATTTTGATATTTCTGGTGACAAAAATCCAATGTTTGGTAAAACCCATTCAGTGGAAACCAAAAAGAAAATTGCTGATAAAGCCAAAGGTCGTTCTGTTACTGAGCAAGCAAAAGCCAAAATATCCGCAAAACTAAAAAACAGAGTTTTTTCTGAAAGTCACATTGAAAAAATGAGATTAGCAGGAAAAGGAAATAAAAACGGAATTGGCAACAAAGGTAATCGTAAAAAGTGCAAAATAGATGGTGTCATATACGATTCAACACAACTAGCATCAAATGCTTTAGGAATTACTGCAAATGCCGTTCAAAAGCGTTGCAATAACCCTAAATATCCAAATTTTCAATATCTTTAAGGAAATATCATGGCAAATCCAGGACCAGCAACCACAGTCAGCAATCACCCACAAAACTTGGCATCTAACCAAGCGTTGCGTTTGATTGCTTCTGCACAATCAGTAAATCTCTCTGCCGCTGGTGACACAGCAATGGTAGTTTTAGATGTAAGCAAATTTGTGCCTACAAAAGTTATCATCACCAATGGCTTGAACTCTAGCGGTAACACTACCACTATTGCAACGGCTACTGTTGGTGCATATACTGGCCCAGCGGCAACAGGCTCAACCATCTTGACCACCGCCGCTT